CGTCAATTGGTCCGTTATTTTCCGGCTATCAATGTTCTTATTGCCCTTGATCTCTTTTCTGCGCCGCCCGAGTTCTTCCATAACCTCGAATTTGGCTTGTGTTTCCAATTCGAATTTAGCATTTCCAACGATTTCATAAGCCTCCAAGCCCTTATGGATGACATAGAAACTCCAAAAGAGAGTGTCTGTATAGGAGGAGGGGAAGTGCAAAAAATGTGGCTGGATCGGAGGAGGGGCAGCAGGAGGAGCGCTTCGGGGCGGGGCTTGTTTCCTAATACCCTTCGCCGTGATCTCAGTTGGTTGGGCGATAGCAAGAAGTTTTGTGATTTGTGATATTCTCCCGTGTTAGGAGATAATCTTGTATTCCTTTCATATGCAATACAGGATTAGACATAGCTCTTAGTCCTACATGAGGCCCCACCTTTAGTATCTTTATAAAACTCATTTCTATATTTCTGCTTGAGGTTCTCCCCTTGCGCCAGTTGGGTCTGCTGAAGTTTAACATACCCTAAGTACTCAACCATCTGGCTGATGACGGCCGGCGCTAACAACGTCATATTGACGAATACTCCATTGACATTCTCGGTATGATCGACATTGTGCTCCTTTAGAATCGCCAAAATATTGACTTGATGAATTTGATCCATGGCCTCGATGCTATCTCTAAGGCGGCGTATTTTCTCGATACGTTCCATATGGGCTGATTTAGGTTAGCCTCATTAAGTTGATTTTTGGCCAAAAGCCTTCGAAGATATCGATATCCTAGGCTTCCTCGGAACCCTCCGAGCGGATCCCCCACGCGCCCCCCTGGTGGGCACATGCTCGCCTATGATCGATATATATCTATCATTAAGCTCATAACGGATGCCAATCACACGCACATTGATATCATCTCCCTCCTTGAGGAGAGAGAAGTCTTTACTCTTGTAGTGATGATCGCGTGCTATGAATACAACCACTGGTGAAGGTTCAGTACTGGTTTCAGCTCGGACTCCTGCCTTAGTAATGTTCTTCACCACAGCTCTGAAACGCATCCCTTCGACAGGCCTACAGACAAGGCATTCGAACATGACCTCGAATGTGACATCGGCTCCCACGAAGGTGCCAGCAGAGTAGCTTATTATCTGAATAGAGTTGGGCTTTATGTAGCCCTCCTGGATACAATATCCCTCCAGGCGTCTAACGAGGCTAAGTTGTATATTCTCCTTTATGTTACTACCGAGAATACTGAATGGAAGGTGGACTTTCTTCGTGATTACATTCCTCATAAATATCCCTACGCCACGTTTCCGAGGATCCTTCAACTTAGGCCGGGGCCTCGAGACAGATGTTACTTCAGACATGCTTATATAATGCCGACATTATTCTTAAACCCTTTCTCTCTCAATTTTTGCGACCGAGTTTCTCAATATTATTGAGGACCGCTTCGATGGTGGAAAAGAACCATCGCTTGCCATCCTTCTGCTTACTGTCATAATAGCGAAATATGAGCTCAGTTTCAGCACAGAGCTGAAGCGCATTGACGGGGACAGAGGTCACAGCTCCTTTTTCTCCGACAGTCTGGGGGGCAGTTGTGGCATCCTTCCCATATATCTTACTGATGGTGCTGCGTAGGAGAGTGTACTTGGGAGTCCCTCCAAGGAGCATATTAATTCGGGCTATGAGACCCTTCTTTCTCTCTCCTCGGTCGCACCGCTGCCCCTTGTTTGTGCGCCCCTTATCACTAAGCCGGATGTCCTTAGTTTTGTAGACAATATCGAAGCCTCGGAATAAGGTCATGAACCCTATAAGGGTATTAATAAGATCACCATCGACAGTCAGCCGATCGATGATCTTTTCCCCCAAGCCTCCGGAGAGTACAACCTTGACTGCTGCCCACTTCCCTTTTTTCTTTTCAATCAGCTGAAAGGGAGGCAAACCCTTCTCTCTATGGTAGTCTGCAAGGAGCACCCCACGGCGTTCCCCATCCTGGCCCCCGAAGGTGGCAAAGAAGGAATTTACATATGGTGCGATAAGGTCAGGCACGGAGTCCATTGACTTGAGAAGGGTCAGCTTATCAGCATAAGGAAGGACGTCAATTACATGATGCATAGCTAGTGTCATCAGTTCTTGGCCGTCCATATTGTTGTGTTCCATCAAGCTACGGATCGCCCAAGCAGCCGCCATCGTCCATACCTCCTTATCTTCACTGGCTATAGCCCCCGGGTTACTCAACTCGGCATGAGCTACAGAAAGATTTCGGAAGATCGCTGCGGATCTGACGCTTGAGACAGCTGTCTTGCCTTCCTTTGTTCCAGATCCCGGCCCAACAGCATGAGACTCAATAGTTGTAGGCACCTTGAAGACTAGGGCGCTCCGCTTAAAATCCACAGGATGGACCCTCTCATACCTACTGATGTGGTCATCTTCGATCTCGACCGGTTGAAACATGTAGTATTCACCGATATTGACTAGCCTACCCATCCTACCGAGCATGTCAGTTATATACTCATTCTTTTCACTAATAAGGTAGGTGAGGGCACTGTATATCTGATCGTGCGGGTAATGTTTGAACACTGTGATACCTGCTATTAGATCAGGCTTACTGTAGATGTATCGCTCCCTGAAGAGTAAACGTATGCGCTGGAGGATCTTATCCATATTCATGACGATAAAGGTTTCATCATATGTATCCGTCCCGATTTCGTCCGGTTGTTTATCGCTCGGTCTGCAAGAGTACTGACATGTAGTAAAGTCACAAAGGGCACTATTATCCTTATCCCCAAGCTTATATTTGATGACGAGGCCACTGGAGAGTTCTTGATCTACGACCGAGTTCAGTAGGTCACTAGAGAAGTCTAGCCCTCGACGGTTCAATAAACAATCGACCGCTATCTCTTTTAGAGCACGAGTTACAATGGCGACCTTCTTTGCCTTCCTCTCCGCCAATCGATAGAGATAAAGGTCGATTGCTTCTATACCACTCGGAAGCCGTGTCCCATACAAAAATATCTCAACATTGCGTTCACGATAAGGTAAGTCACAGTGACTAAAGTTCCGAACTGCGCGACCTATGATCTGTTCTTCCCTATTGAGATTGTACCAGGGATCCATAATGTGCATCTGGCGGACATTCTTGAAGTCCAACCCCTCCGACCCGGCGCGTGAGATTATAATTACCTTCACCACCTCACCATTAACATTATTGGCATCGGTTGCTGCTTTCAATTCATCCTTCACATTGCCAGTGAGAGCCTTATCTCCTGTTATCATGATGTAAGTAGCCGGTGTAAAGGGCTGGCTACCCACCTTTGGCTTCATAGTGACGGCATCAATAGGTTGGACCCCGGGGGGCGGGGTAGCAAATAGAGAGCGGGAAGCATGTCCATAACGCTTGAATCCCATCTCTTCCAACGCGAGAGCCATTGGGATAACACCAGCATCAATATACTGCGAGTAGATGATAACGATCCCCTTTGAACGTCTTAGACGTGAAAGTATGTAGTCTATTTTCCCGCTATACTTTCCAATCTCATCTGGAGAGAATATCCTTCCGAAATCCTGTAGGACTACATCGCGATACTTGAATTCCGCCCGGGTACGATCCTTGTGCGTCATGATTCTCTCGAGACCACGACCTCCAACCAGACCTGCAGCCACATCTTCATCAATGTCGTCACCCATTTCAGAATCGGGGTAAGCTATATTAAGTATCTGAAGAGGAGCCTCCAACACTGTGTACGACATCCCGCCGGAGCCCGACTCAAACCGAGGATTCTTTTTCTTGAGGCTCTCAAGAATGTAGTCATATGCTTGCTGTTGATAATCTCCAATATTGGTAATCAGAAGGTCCAAGAGCTCAATCGGTTTTACGATTGCGACACCATTTGCCTGGTTGGACGGATATGCCCACACGCCATCCCCTAACAGGGTCTTCAGAGAGCCTGGGTTCCTTGCTTCCTGTGGCCACACCCTGTAAGGGAAAGTGAAAGGATTCTCTCCACGCACGTAAGATACATAACCAGTCATCTTCTGAGTAAGCAGTTCCCTACCCACTTCGACCCCATCACCATCGATCTTGAAGTTGCCCTGTGAATCGAATATTTCGGCCTCCTTGACCGGATATCTCTTGTCGTTAAGATTGAGAAGATTCATGAGCCAGATTGCCTCTTGATAGGAATCAAACAGGGGTGTTGCGGATAGGAGGAGGAGCTTTAGATTGCTGACACAAGCCACCATTTCAAGCAGGTACTCAGAGCTTGCTTTGACGGCGCCCTCCGCGCTGACTCGAATATTATGCACTTCGTCTATCACAATCATCCTATTTGAAAACTCTTTTCGAAGCGCCCGCGTCTGCTTTTCCCGTATACGGACCGGATCCTTATCCGCCTTCGTCACAAAGATGTTCATCACTTTTTTAATGATGTTGGAAAACTCGAGGTAGCCGACGAACTGATAGGACTGTGATATGATCTTTTTAATCTGCTGTATCACGCGACCACGAGAGAGCCCCTTCATATTCATAGGATTAACCTCTTGGATGAACTTGTTTCCAGTGCATGCCTTCATGTTCCACAACCCATTGACATTCTTCAGTTTGCGCTCGTCGAAGAGCTGAATCTTAAAGTTCTCCTGGACAACTGGCGATGCCACTATGATGATCTTCTTGGTGACCCCTAATTGCTTAAGGTAAGTCCGCATCTCCTCACAAACAGAGATAGCAGAGCAAGTCTTTCCAGTGCCCAGTCCATGATAGAGCAGGAGACCATTGTAGGGGGTCTGAAAAGACATGAAGTTTCTCACGAACATTTGATGAGGGTCAAGTTCGAACTCAGGGTCACCGCACAGCTGATTTGTGATCTCTTCTACCTTGGCCGCGGTGAAATCGGACGCTGGCCGAACTTCATACCGGGTATCATAGAACTCCTTCTTTTTAGCTATCTTGATATTGAATGCAGGATCATCATGCTCTGGGTAGAGATAAGGATACTCGTCTGCGGACTGCTCCTGAAAAGCTGCTCTGCTTTCATTACTGATACAGCGTTGGAGCCGCTGAAATGCAGGATCGCGAATATCCTGCTCTATCTTCCCAGCAGCATACCGAGATTTGAGAGTGTCACACGAAACTGTTACGGTCACCTTGCGTGGCCTCGTCTTCCTGACTTTCTTGTGTTCTCCCTTCTCACCAGAGGAGGCCTTAGAGGCACCATAGAGCTGCTCGAAACGAAGATTGGCTTCGGGTGTCCAGTTTTTGGGCGCGACCTTGGCGACCTGTCCATCACTCCTCCGGACACCGACGCGGAGTTTGACCTCCTTCTTGTCCCATGGTCGTATACCAGTAATGACGTGGCCGTCTCTAGCTTTTAGAAGCATCTTCTTCTTCCAGAGACCTTGCTTCTTGTTGGATTCGGGGACGCTGGCCATTTACTACTATACTATGAGATTAATCTATACCGATGTAGAGCTCGGTCGATATTCTCCACGAGCGTGATCTTCTCTAAATTATAGGGGCGGATTGCATCACGGCACTCATCGAGTGTCAACCATCGCATATCGCTCACCTCACTCTCCTGGAAGCCATTGGCCGATGGTTCCGTGGTCTCCATCAGCCCCAAATAATACCGATGTTTGTAGACCTTATAATTAGAACCCATGAATACTTCCTCGAAGGGGATAACATTCTTGATAAGAGATAGATCTCGAGCAGAATATCCGGTCTCCTCCGACCACTCTCTCTGTGCACAACTTGCGTCGTTCTCTTGGTAGTTGCGCCGACCTTTCGGGAAACCCCACTCCGGTGTCGTCCAGTTGGTAGTGCTGTCCCTGATCAGTGTTGCCAAGCTGTAATCTTCCTCCGAATACATTTGGATACCCCGTTTCATTTGTTTAAACTTCTCTAGGGATGCCTTCTCCTCTCCCCTGTATTGGAGTCCAACGAAATTGCCCCACAGTCCACCCCACAAGGCGGAGAAGTCCTTCGAGAGGAGCCTTTTCTTTTCCTCGACGGTCATCTCGTTGATAAGATCTTGGATGTATGATTTATTATAGAGTGGATACTTCCCTCGGAGGAAATCCACATAACCTAGGGTATCCTTCCTGCATATCATGAGATATACAAGATCACTCCCCCTTTTACTACAAGCCACAATACCGATGCTTGTAATGGGTCTTTTACACTGTCCGAATATATGACCTTGCTTCCCGCAGTTGTTACAGAAGTGATAGTTCTTCATCATTGCTATATGTTACTAGATCCCTGTTTTTATATCGGTTGCTATTAGATGGGTCTAGACCCGAAGATTTGGTTACCGCATTTCAGATTCACTCTCATGACTGTGGCAATATCCTATCCATCGCACCCCAATGATGTATCAAAGAGGAAATATTATGACCTAATCCAGAATATCCCCGTGTTCTTCCCCCATAAACCCCTCGGGTCGGATTTCCTTCCGATGCTTGATCAATATCCTATCACCCCCTACTTGGGCTCACGGTTATCTTTCATGAAATGGGTCCACTTTATCTGCAACAGGCTGTATGAGAGCCAAGAGATGATCACTCATGGTTTCATGGATAGTTTAGAAGAATACTACAATCACTACAAACCAAAAGAGGTTGTAGACCGTGAGAAGTATAAGCAGCGCCTCAAGTATATCCAGTTCGGAGTCATTTTGCTAGGGGTCTTCGGCATTGCCTATGTTTATGGCCACTGAGGATATTTTTTTGATGTGCTACTCTAATGAACCAGCAACCGAGTCGTCGGACATTTTCAACCATGACCTTGGGAGAGCTCTATAGTCATTCCCGTGGCTGCTCACGCCCGGCCCATAGCCGGAGAGGCAGTCGTCCGCGCACCCGCCGAATACGCAGAGGCGGGTCAAGGGCAAATACACGTCGGCGCAGGGCTTCAAGATAGCTTTTTCTGGCTCTATATATAATGAAACTAGAACTGGTTGTCTTGGGTGTCTCAGGGTTCCTCGTCTATAATGCCTACCATGACGGAAAATACACTCAGATGTTTGCCATCAACAAGAAATACGTGCAGATGGCAATGTACGCTTTCGTGGGCTTCTCACTTTACCTTATTATGAAGAAGAGTCCCGCAGATTCACGGGGATTACTCGCGCATGCCAATTCCTTCATTAAGTACATGCCAATCGACAAAAACACCTCGGATATGCTGGGGCCCCTGTTCGACTTCACTCGCGCAAAGACTGACCTTGATGCCCTTCGGGTAAATTCAAACCATGTGCCATACCAAGAACAGACACCGCAGATGAGACGTATGCTTCAGTCGGGGGGCTTACCAGGCTCTAAGAGATGTGTAAGTGAGACAAAGAAG